TTCCTCCCATTTCGGCTCAGTAGCTTGAGCAGTCCTATCGGCTCCGAACGTTGTGCCGCCGCTCGTATGATTCCCGATACAGATGAAGCTCTTATCTATATCGACGTCACGAGCTATGTTGCCAACTACATACGGCGTACCGGTATTCCAATTGGCGTCTCGGTCATTTAGACGATCGGCATGATAGCTTTCGCCGATAAAGATTCTGTTGCCTGCTTGGAATATACGACTGCCGAACGATAGGAACATTCGCCCTTTTGACGACACGCAGCCTGATCGATAAGACTCGCCGCTAAACGTCGCCCAACTTTTGTATTTAAGTTGATCGTTGGCACAATACAAGAACCCGTTGCCGCCAGGAAGATGCAGCGTCGTTTCGTGCGCCATTTCGTCGTAGAGCATGAAACAGGACTTGAGCAGCTGTTCATCTGTCAAGGCTCCAACATCACGACGATATTCAGGCTCGACGTAACTGCTAAGCGCTGAACTATCGACCAGTCCACTGAAAAGATTGCGCGAGGCAGAACAGACGCCAGATTGACTAGCAAAGATAAGATCTTTCTCGACCTGGAGGATGCATCGATGACCCAACAAACCAAAAGCAGGCATTGTATCGTTGAACGCTGGCGTGTGATTGGGAGGAGTATCGGTATCGTACACTCCCAATTGGATCAGCAGAGCTTGTTTTTCAAAGAAGACGATGAGGAAGGATCGGAAGCCTGCAATTCCTCGAATTTCTGGCGCACCTTCGGGAGCGTAAGCGCCCACATCAAGAGAAATAGCATCGTTAGGAGGAGGATCGCCAGGAAACGTTCCGACTGTTCCTTGTGCTGTGATGTAGACAGTTGTTGGAGCCGCAGGAATTCCTGCCACGCAGTGATAATTGCTGACAACGCATCCGTACTTGCCGATTGGGACATTGGTATTGCTCCCAGTTGCTTCATCCTGAAGGTATTTGCCAACGAGATTACTATCGAAGATGATTGGCTTGTCCACCCCGTTGTGAATGACCAGTTTGTTCTTGAATGGAACGAAGTCTATGGAATCCAACCCAGTAGACCATCCATCAGGGCTTCCAAGAAGAGCGGCTGCAATAGCGTCACTCCAAATGATAGTATCAATACCATCAACATCCGTCGCCACGACCTGACCATTCTCTTGCACCGAAATGATCGAATTGGAAAAGAAAACTTCGTCTACGATTGGACTATTGGACACGCTATTAATGTCCGTGAACCAATTCGATCCAAATCGAAGAATCTGTGTACCGGAAGGCGATCGGCGCCAATTGTCCAGCACTGGACAGAACTGCCCAGCCATCTCAATGTCACTATCGACAGAATTCAGCCCGCCTTTGAAGCCGCGAATGGTCAAAGGAACGAGCGGAATTTTCTTGACTGCTCGTAAATTCTTTGGAAGTAACGTAGCGGTCATCGTTCGGACCACTGAGTCGGAATGGACGAGTCGCCTTCAATTGGGATAGGCTGACCTGCCAGACCAGCAGTAATCGTATTGAACTTCATTTCCATAAGTTCTTTGCACACGTTCGCAGCGTCTGGATTGAGCGAATTGCCAATCAACGCCATGAACGCAGTCGCATAAACGAGCATATCCTTGTCCAGGTACATCGTATCCTCCCAGTCCCAGTCCAGCGCCGGAGGAGCGACGGGATAGACGCGTGCATGAATGTCCAACGATCCAGTTGCCAGTATCGGATAGATCTTTAGCTTACGTTCAACATAATTCGCATGCGTCACGGGCAAGCTCGTATAACATCGAGGCCGAGTGCCTTTAATCGTACTGGGATTTATGTTCTTTGATAATGCGGGAAGCGCTTTTGGGTCATCGGCGACATGAACTGCAATAAAATCGTCAAAGTCGATCACCTGTTCGAACGTATCGGTCGTAATGACTCCAGTCGTTCCATCGAGTACAACCGTAAACCACTGACGATAATTCGCCCAGTGTTCTTTCTTGAACAGTAGATTGAATCCACGGATGGCGTGACGAAACAGAACGTCATCGTCGAATTGCTGGACGCCCACGCCCGCAACCTCTCCGATCAATTCGGTAGAATCGTCTACGATTGTTCGGATGGTTGCGGACATGAGGACGGCTCCCTCGTAAGGTCTCTGTGTGAGTCACACGTCACGACACGAAGACGACATCCTTCTTGTCTATACTCAAAGTGGTCGCAATTGCATCAATCACCTTCGCGCGTACGTCGTGCTCGTTGTCATCAATGTCCAGGGGCACAATCACGGACCCTGAACTACTTGGCGCAGTGGTTCCGTCCCAGGTATAGCCACTGACCTGAAGACGTAACGCCGTCCCGTCCGGAGCGAAGTTAGTAGCCATACAGAACGCACGCATTTTACATCTCCAGTTCTGTGTGAGTCACACGTTACCCTAGAAAGAAGTGCCGAAGTCCGTGTAGGCCACCGTTACCGGCAGCGTTCACGAACGGATCACCCTCAAGGCCAAGGATAGCCTCAGCCACACCGTCGAGTGTCGTCGGAGCGTACCCACCACGTGGATCGTTAGACGTAGTCACTTGTGGATCGACGAGCGACGGAAGCGACCGCTTGGCAAAGATAGTAGATGGATCAATAAGCGCAGGTGGAGTTCCTTCCTTCGCCCATGCGATGTTGCACTTGTACGGCAGACCGAGTGTGCCCAACGTGCCGATCTGGATGTTGACAGCATTGGACGCTACGACAGTCATACGGGCCGCAGTGATACGCTTCCAGAAGATGAGGCCGCCTGGAGTCGTAGTAGTCGCTGCAGCCGCTCCCGTGAAGTCTCTCGAGATTGGCTGACCGAGATAGTCCTCGCCCATCAAACGGACTACGGCGTTAGTACCAGGAACACCACTGAAATCGACACGGAGACCGCGGCCGTACGGAGAATCCATCTCGAAATTCAGTATGTACGTTGTAGTCGCATTCGCCGCTCCGGCATTGGCCGAAATAGCCGAAGCAGCCGCAGCGGCAGGTTTGCCAAGCGAGAACGCTTTCGGCGCTCCCACCATCAAGTCCCCAGAGTACGACATAGCGGGAACGTATTCATTGACGCCGCGGAACAGCGACGTACGAGTTCGAGCAACCATAACCTATCTCCTGTTTCTGTTGGACGGTAGATAGTTGATTAGGACGCCGGCGTAGTGTAGTCTCCCGCCTCGATGAAGCGAACGGCCTTGACTTGCTCCGGCATGATGACCGGGCCGCTCTTGGCAATCGCCAATTGCATCACGGCTTGCTCCATATCCTGATAGGCATGCTTGCGGGCTGCATCGTCCTGGGCGTTCATCATCTTGCCCAGGGCGCTCTCAGGATTGTGTAGACCCTTCAAGTTGATCCACTGCGGCTTGCGATCGAGGCCGTAGTGTTCCAAGTGCTCAGAGTCCTTGATACGAACCACGTGTCCCTTCGGAAAGTATACGAGCCAGCCTGCCGGAACAGCTTTCGTAACTCGCTTGAGCGTAAGCATACCGGGCTTGCCGTCGTGACGATTCTTCGTACGTACAGGAGTGATAACGTCCCGCTGCAACGTACCTTCCAACTTGACCACGACATACGAAAGCCTGGTACCAGCCATCTTCGGTGCAATATACATAACCTGTCTCCTTAGAGAGCCGTGTGAGTCACACAGCGGTTAGGTGTTGGTGAGGTACGCGTGGGTCCTGTAGTTCCTCCAGGAGCACAACTGACCTTCCCAAACGGTGCGACGGCCGATCGCGTCGGTATCCCATGGCGCGACAAGTTGCTTGATCTTCATATTGACGCCGCGCAGAATGTGCAGAGTCAGATACGAATCGTTGATGAAGTAGGCGTCGTTCGCAGCCAACTTCTCATCGAACATGAGCGGCACGCCATTGTGCGTTGTGCCGACGATGCCGAGATTGATCAGCTTCTTGCCGAAGCCGGTCTCACCGAGTTGGATCGTGGTCTTGTCACGAGCCGCGGCCTTGTGCATGCGATAGATGTTCCGACCGGCGAAGATGCAAGTCGGCTTCTCCTTCGTCTCGGAGTTCGTGGTCTGGCCACGGTTCAGGTCGAGCTCGAGAATGTCGTCGAACGCTTCCTCGATGTTCTCCGGATTCAGCGAACCGTCGAAATCGTACGATGACGGACGCCATTGACCCTCGGTAGCAAGCGAAATGCCGCCGATGGTGCCGGTTGTCGGGTCCGCTGGAATCAAGTTGCCGAGACCATTCGGATCGGTGCCTGTGCCAACGGCCGTATGATACGCAGCAAACTGACGCGCAATGGACTCCTCCAGGGCCATCATCTTGCCTTTGAGGATCTTGAAGATCACTGCACGACCTTGGTTCTCGTCTTCTTCCTGATCGGAGATGATCAAGCTCCCGACGACGCGACTCATCGAATAGCTCACGGTGATGAATTCGCTCGTCTGATCGATCGGCACCTGATCGTAATACTGCATCGAGGTGACGTTCGGGTTGAGGCTGTTGATCAGCGGATTGCCGATCTCAGGGCCACCGTCTTCGATGACAACGCGTTTCTTCGCATGAAGGTACGCGCTCACCGAGCCGGATATCGCCGACGCCATAATGAGCTTAGCACGGCTACGCTCAAGCATGGCGTGGATAACGGTATCTAAGGCTGCCATAGTCCAAATCTCCCTGTGTGAATCACACAACGCCGTTTGCATCGAGTACGTCGCGGACGATCGAGTCCCATGACGCGTTAACGTCAGCCATCTCAGAGGTACCCTGAGGAGGCATTCCGCGACCGCTTGGTGGACTCCCCCGATGTCGGGAGGTGGAACGACGGTTGCCGTTCATAGAATCCCGCATGCGACGACCGTTCTGAGGGTTGCGCGCATGGTTCAATTGAATACGTGCCCAGATTTCCCCCAACGACATGTTGGCGAATTGTGGGTTACGCAACACCCTTTGAAACACCTGGGCATGGGGCCGAGCCGCAGGGTTCTGTGCAAACCAACCTTCAACTTCGGACTGCACAGCCACCCGATCCTGCTGCGCGCGCTGTTGAGCAGCCTCGCGAGCCTGTTGGGCGGTTACGAAGGTCTCGATGGGCTTCAGCTTCTCACCGAGAACTTCCTTCACAATGTCAGCAATACCAGCAGGGAGTTGGTTGTTGTTGGCATTGGAGTTGTTCGCATCTAGAGTTATACCATTTGCGGCTGCACGTGTCAACAACTTCGTGAGTGTCTCTTTCGGGTTCTTTGTTAACTGCGTGTACAACTGCATAGCAGAAACTTGATCTTCCGCCTTCAAGCCGAGCTTCTCGAACGCCTGACGCTCAGCCTTATACGAATTGTTATCGTTATAAAGGCGCTCCGCAATCTGCGTGATTCTGTTCAAGCGCCCAGCAGTCTCACGCAACTGTACTTGGGAGCGCTCGGCAGTCTTGCGGTGCTTCTCACCGGACATGAAAATGCGAGCTTCTTTGCCTGCACGCGCAACGATTTCGCCTTTGCCGTTAACGATGTTGCCTTTCGCATCAGGTCGGAATTTGCGAGCACCCTGCTGGTCTTGTGCCTGACGTTGGGGCTGACGCTGCTGTTGGCGGCGATCCGGTGTGTGAGTCACACGGCGCTGTTGTTGTTGTCCGTCTTCGAATCCGTCATCGATCGCAAACGGATCATCGTTTTCTCCTGCATCATCCTGACCGAAGTCATCCTGCTCTTCTCCCGCTTGCAGGTCATCACCACCAGGATCGCCGTCGCCACCAATATCATCACCAAAGTCGTCATCGGTCATCCCCAAATCTTGGGAGTCCATTCCCAGGTTGCCGAAAACTGTATCCATCGCAGTCGAATTCATCAGATCACGCGGCGCCATTTGCTATACTCCTTTGCTGAGGACTACCGGGCTGCGGCTGTTGTTGCTGCTGACCGGAGTTGCTTTGTTGCTGGACAGCCTGCAGGATCGCCGCCTTAAGTTGTTCAGGCGACGCCCCTGAGTTTTTCATCTGCACGATTTTCTGTTTGATTTCCGGGGGCAGACTTTGTGCTTGAGCCCGTAAATCACCTCCACCGTCCTGCGGTGCTCCTCCTTGTTGCGACGCGCCACCTCCTCCAGGAGACGAACCGTCACTAACGCCACGAGCAAGATTTGCCTTGATCTCGGCGTCAAGCGCTGCCCAATCCTCGGGCTTGATATTCACGTCCGTAAACGCATTGGACAATACCTTGAGCATGATTCTGAGTGTTGTGCCCGGTGCAGCCTGTGCAAATTGACCGACTGCCTGACAAATCTCAACCGCCTCCTTCTTCTTAAAGATACTATTCGGCTTCTCCATACTGCCGGCAATGATATTGACATTGTAATTCGCTCGGAAGTCTTCGACAGTCATATTCTGCCAGTTCTGCGCAAGACTCTCACCGATAATGCCAGCAACTTCCTCCTCATCCAGGAATTGCACAGCGATTTCGGCAACTGATCGAGCCACATCAGCGACGGTATCTTCCACAACATCGACTTTTGCGCCGACGCTGAGCTTTAACGATTCCATGTAGGACTGAACAGCGTCCTCGGTCGTATTTGTCTTGAACTGCACACCACGCAACGCATCGCTGGTGTTCGTGATTCGATTGACCGACGCTAAGACTGGCTCCTTGTCGAATAGTTTCTCGTAATGTGCAGACGGTGGCGCCATCGCCTCGATACACTTGGAAATATCGAGTTCTCCAGCTGCAATTCCAATAGCATGCTTGCCACCTTGGGTCTGGCCACGTAGCGCCTTGACAAACTTTTCAGCTTCATCCTTTTTGATTTTGTCCGTATTATAAAAGAAAAAATCGAAGATCGAACGGCGTATACGTGCTTGTTGTCGAGCGATATCGTTAATTTCGTCCTGCTGATCCAATACGTACGCAGTTTCGCCGGCACTGATGGTCCCCCCAGTGCTCATCACGAATGCCATGATGAAGTACGGAAAGAATCGCGTTATCCCAAGTGGATCATCCCATACCCAGATAGGCCAGGACCAGTCCTGAGCGCTGAATAAGAGCAGACGTCGCGTAGCCTTGTCCCAGAAGTACCAACACTCGGTATAATACATGTTGATATAAGCCGTACGTTCGTCTTCCGTATTGCTCGTCGGTACGCTGTCACGGGCATTGATCGCCTCCATAACAAGACCGACGCCATCGTCGCGGTTTCCTCCCTCTCCGGTGACGAACCTCGCCTTATGTGTCGGCTTGTAAATAAGGACACGATTTGTATTGGCGTAACCATCGTCGTCTTCTTCTTCCTCATCGTCTTCGGGTTTCGTAAATCGCGCTGTGAGGTAGTTGGTCTGAAAGAAGACACGTTCCGCCATCCAGCGGGCATCCATCCCGTCGGGTTCCTCGGCATATGGATCGACAACGAGATTGTGTGGCAGGGTATTACCGAGACTGAACCCAGATGGTTCAAGCACCTCCATATTGCGTTCCAACGCCTCAAATTCACCATAGATTTCATCGACTTCCTCCTGCGTCTCGCACTTCGCAAGTTGTTGGGTCATGCGCTCCATTTCCTGAAGCGCCAATTCTTTGGAATCACTCTTGCGTGTAAAATTCAGCTTGATGATACCGCAGTTCGTAAGCAGCCCCATCCCGGCCGCCTTCTTAATGTGCGGCTTTGCGTTCAAACCGTCCTTGCGCTTGAAAAGGCCATTGATCAGCGCAGCCAATGTGCGCAGGAATGGCTCATCTGTCTCATCGCTAGTTGAACAAGTGATGTCTGGGTCTTTGCTATAGACCGCAGGCAACATAACGTTCAGATTGCTGAAAACGATATTCTCAGTACCGTCTCCGCGCTTGAAAACGCCACGCGGAGTGTTCTGGGTACGCGATTGATCATGATTGTAATAGCGAAAAACTTCTTCCCAAATGTTATAAATATGCTCATACGCCTTTTTGGCTGCCTCGACCTTTCGCTGACACATCTTGCCAAGGGCCTTGCCAACCGCAATTCGGCTACCCTCGTAAATTTGATAAAGCGGCTGCGGCTTCTCTTTAACCTTAACTGGCTTGAGAGCCTCATCGATATCGAAAAGATCGTATAGGTCCTCAGTTGCCATTTGTGTGACTCACACAGTTATCTCGATAAGTTTTCTCATTGGCATAAATACGATCTAGAACCGCTTTAGGCACTTTAATCGCTGCGTCACCCTTTTGTTGGATTAGGGGCTGATACGTCTGGCAGAAGCTGTCCGTTACCAGCGGGCTCAAGTGACTGCAAGTAGACAAGAATGTCAGACTCAGACATGCTGTGAGCCTGAGTAAGCATGCGCTTGGCATATTCAGTTTTCTGGAGAGTGCGAATAGCTGCCTTGGCGATTTCTTCATCAGCACCCTCCTGTTTAAAGCGCTGTTCCTTAGACCAATCGAGAATTGCCTCGATGATCTGGAACAGCGCCAGTATGATCTTGACGTACGTCACGGATGCGCCGGCGCTGGAGGCACTGACGAACCTGGAGGCTGACCGACAACGACATTGGACGGTGTATTGTCCGAATGCGCCAAGGTACGACCGTCTGGCGTATTCTCAGTAACGACGGCTCGAACTTCAGGAAGCGCCGCAACCGCCGTGACGACAGCATTCTTGCGCGCCGTGAACAGCGAATACGCAAGCCCTCCGATCGTCATCAGTGGACCGATAACTGCCAGAATGTTTGTCGTCAGTCCAGCAACTTGCTCCGACGTCATAAAGCCGAAGCCGACTGCCAACATGCCAGCAATCGATATGACCTGCGCGATCAGTTGTTGTGTTTGTATCGACAGCGCAGGTGCCGTGGAACCG